GGATCGAGGCCAACGAAGCCAAGTCATCTGGCAACCTGGAGCCGCTCAAACAATTTATTCAGAAGCGCAAGGCGCAGACTTGGCAAGACGAGGTGACAAGCGATCTGCCAGAGATCGCGACCGGCGACTACGCGAAGGCCGAATATTTGGAAGGACAAAAGATCGACGGCGAACACAGACGCTTTATGTGCGTGGACAAACAACGCGACCACTTCTGGTGCATCGTCCGCGCCTTCCGAGTCGATGGGTCTTCGATGCTCTTGCACGAGTCAAGGCCGCTGACTTGGGAGACGCTCGACGCCATCCAGCAGCAGTTCGACGTAGTGCCGAGGTGCGTTGTTGTAGATGCCGGCTACGACACGCCGTTGGTCTACGAGCACTGTGCTCGACGTGGGTGGACGGCTTCGCACGGATCTGGGCAAGATGGGTTTTATCATATCGACAACGGGCGGCGCACTCGGCGCTTTGTTTCCAAGATCGAGGGAGCGCAGGCCGGAAGCGACGGACTCAAGTGCGCGTATTTCTTTTTCTCCAACGAAGGCATAAAAGATAAGTTGGCTTCACTTCGCCAGGCTGACGCAACGCCGAAGTGGGAAGTCGCGCGGGACGTGTCCGATGACTACCGCAAGCAAATGCTCTCGGAGATGAAGAAGGACGTCACCAACTCCAAGACCAAACAAGTCGAGCAGCGATGGGTTCGCATCGGCGGCAGGCCGAACCACCTTTGGGACTGCGAGTGCATCGCGCTCGCGTCCGCGATGCTCGCGGGGGTTTTGCCGATAGGCGCGGAGAGCTAGGTTTTAAGCTGCTCCGACAAGGGCGAAAAATAATTTTATTTTTTTCTTTTCAAAAATTAAAAAAGCGTAGATATTCAAAACATCGAAAGGCAAGAAGCCCGACGAAGAAAACCAAAAAAGAAAAAACAAAATGAAAAACAAAAATCAAAACCTCCCACAAACTCTAAACGAAATCCGCGCAATCGCCGCATCATCCTTCAGCGATTCTGCTGTTAGCAGCGTAAATGTCAGCGCATCATTTGGAGACGTTGTTGTTTTCCGAGACAACACAATCAAGCTCTTGAAAGATTGCCCAGAGCTTAACTAGAATAACACCAACCGGCGCGGGTTCAATCCCCGCGCCTTTTCTTTTTTTTGACATCGCCATCAAATGAATGGCGATGAACAAATCATTTTTTGGCCTGCCGCTTGCAACTCTGCAAGAATTGCAGGGCGATTTCACGGCTTGCTTGAAGGCAATAGCCGTTGCAGGCGCGTCGTATAGCATCGCAGGGCGCTCGTTCACTCGCGCTAATCTTGCCGAGGTCGCGCAGACGATAAAGGAATTGCAAGCCGCTATTGACAACGCCAGCGGAAATAGGGTAAGACGTTTCACGCCGACTTTCCCGACGCAACGACCATGACGCAAGACCTCATCACAAAAGCAATTTCGTTCGTGTCGCCCAAGGCCGCCCTTGACCGCATGGTCAACCAGGCGAAGCTTCGCAACTTCGGACGCTTCGACTCCGCATTGACTTCTGAAAAGCGCGGGATTAGCCGTGGCGTTAGCGGTGGCGAAGACACGGCAGGAACTCGCGAACGCTTCGCGCTCATCCGCGCCGCTCGCGATCTTGCAGACAATTTTCCGCCCGTCCGTTCTCTCCTTCTCAAATTTGCGACCTACGTTTCGGGGCGCATCGCATATCAAGCCCGCACCGGCAACCGCGAAGCCGATACAGCTATTGAAAGGTATTGGCAGAAATGGTGCAACGACTGCGACTTTCTAGGCCGTCACAATTTTACAACGCTGTTGCAACTCGCTGTAACGGCAATGCTTCGCGATGGCGATTGCGGATTCATAATTGTTAGAGACGGCGAAGACCTAAAGTTGCAAAGCGTCGAAGCCGACCGCATCGGATCGCCTTACGACAGAACAGATACCGACAAATACATTGGCGGAATAAATGTTGACGACTATGGAAGACCCGTTTCATACACAATTTTCACGCGCACTATCAACAACCAATATATTTCTCCTGTTGATATTGTTGCAAAAGAGTTTATCCACTTGTTCGACGCAGCAAGACTTGACGAATATCGCGGGCGCTCTGCTTTCGCTACTGCGCTGAACGCAACGCGCGATCTGCAAGAAGCGATCAAGGCCGAGGTGCAGGCGATCAAATACGCTTCGTATCAGTCCGGCGTCATCACGACCGAGAGCGGAGCGGCTGACGCAGGCGATTACTTCGCACGCGGCAACTCGAACGATCAAGGCCAAGTCGCACGACTTCAGTCGCTCGACCCAGGAACGGTCAACTATTTGAGCGCAGGCGAGAAGATGGAGATGTTCAAGAGCGACAGACCGACCGGAGCATTCGGAGAATTTATTCGCTTGGTGCAGGCGCACATTTGCATGGCCGTCGGTCTTCCCTACGGCTTCGCATTCGATGCAGACAAGTCGGGGCCAATGGCACGCATGGAGGCCGCGATGGCAGAGCGCACTTTCCTGAGGTGGCGTGGACTCTTGGAAGGTCAGTTTTTAAACCGCATCAAAAATGTTATCTTGCTCGACGCCGCATCTCGCGGACTCATTCCAGATTCCGAATATCTTCTCGATGGCCGCTGGTGCTGGCCTGCCAAGGTTTCGATTGATTACGGACGCGAAGCACGCGCAGACATCGAGCTTTGGAAAGCTGGCTTGAAGACAGCAGGACAAATTTACTCCGACATGGGTGAAGACTATGAGGAAGCACTCCGCGCAAGAGCGAAGGAAGCTGCAATGATCGTCGCGCTCGGCACAGAAATGGATATTCCATCCGAATATATTTCAGATTCTATCATTCCCATTCAAGCCGCCGCGCCGGTTGCCGCACCTATCGCCGCGCCTATCGCGCAAGAAGAGCCTCAACCTGAGCCACCACAAGAACAACCAAAACAAACCGATCTAGCAGACGAGAACAAGCCAAGCAAAGGTATGGTCGAAGAAGCGCTAAAGGGCTTAAAGTGGCGCGAAGAATACAACCGAGGCGGGACAGCGGTCGGAGTTGCACGCGCTCGCGACATTTCGAACGGCAAGAATCTTTCCGACGATACCGTTAAAAGAATGCACTCATATTTTTCACGGCACGAAGTCGATAAAAAGGGACAAGGATTCACTCCAGATGAAGACGGCTTCCCATCCGCCGGACGCATTGCATGGGCATTGTGGGGCGGAGACGCAGGGCAAGTATGGGCCGCCGATAAGGTCAAAGGAATGCAGGCCTCGCAACCCGAACAAATGAAAGTATCGCTCGCCGTTCGCGATACGTTCGGACGCATTACAGGATTTGAAACAAAGCACGAACTCGTTATGCCGACGCCAGAAAAAGACGAAGAACAAGACGACTTTATTGGCCGCTGCATGATCAGCGGAACGATGTCGAGCGAATATCCAGACGAGAGCCAGCGCGTAGCCGTATGCTCTGCACAATGGGAGAAAAAATAATGATCACACACGGAATTGCACTCGAAGCAAAGAAGGCACTCATCACCGGCGTTCACCAACCTGGCGATGATTACCGGATCGCGCTTTACAGCGCATCGGCCAAGATCGGGCCGAACACGAAAGCCTATACAACCGAAGGCGAAATCAAAGGCATGGGCTACACCGCCGGGGGTGTAGCACTCAAGGGGCATCGCACGGGCATCATCGGCAAAAATGCTTTTATAACATTCGACGATGTTGTTCTAAAGTCTGCAACCTTCGCCGCAGGTGGAGCGATGATCTACAACGCCAGCAAAGGCAACGCCGCGCTTTGCGTCCTAAGCCTCGGAGCCGAGCGGCACGTCTACGACGGCGCATTTGAATTGAAATTTCCCAAGCCAACCGAAACCAGTGCATTGATTTTACTCGCTTAAATATGAAACCAACAAATCCCATCATCATCGACGGAGAAACCTACGACATTTATACGATCAACCTTGCGATCACGTCCGTTGTAAATCCAGACGCAAGCGAAGACGCGAATGTGGCTATGCGCCTTGTGCCAACTCGGGTCGCGAATGGCGAAGTCATCCTTGCCAACGACTACGCTCGCACGATGGCACTCGGTAGCGTCGAGAATGTTGATCAACCCACCAAGACCGCCGTTGCTCAAATTTCTGCAAGCATCCAAGAATTTATCTACGCGAAGGGGCTGTAAAAATGGCACTCATTCTTTCAGCGGCAACGGGAAATTTCAACGCTGGCGCAACTTGGGTCGGCGGCATTGTGCCTACGGTTGGCGACGAGGCCCGCGCTTCCACGGGGCACACGATCACGATCACCGCAAATGTCACTTGTGACGAAGTTTCAAACGCAGGAACAGGTATTTACACATTGAATGACGGCGTCACGCTCACCGCAAATGTTTCGCACAAATCCATAACAGCAAGTTCAGTTTGCCTGCAATTCACAGCAGCCTCTCCCGCATCTGGATTTATTGTCGGAAATTTAACTGGCTCGGCAACAGGCCAAGCGTCTTCGACAGCAACAGCTGCGGCCTCAGTAACAAGCTCAGGTACACTAACTATAACTGGCAACTGCACTGGAGGGTCTGGAGCTTTTGGAGTCGCAGCCAGAAATATCTCAACTGGCACTTTGACCATAACAGGAAATGTGACAGGCGGGGGTGGAAATAATGCCTTTGGCGCAAATAATATTTCCACGGGAACTTTAAACGCTACAGGCAATGTCACGAGCGGAACCGTGATCGCCGTAAATAATACAGCCGGAGGAACGGTGAATGTGACAGGCAACGTGACTGGCGGAACCGCAGCCAATATCTACGGCGTAAACAATGTAGGGGTAGGAACCGTCAACGTGACAGGCAATGTCACGGGCGGAACGGTGGTCGCCACCAGCCACGGCATCAACAATACCTCTACAGGGATCGTCGCCGTTACTGGAGTCTGCACAGGAGGTGCGGCTGGAGCGGCTGGAGC